ACAAGAAGAGGACAAAGCCGATTTTCTTTGCCATATCACTCCGTCCGAATGGGAATATATTATTAAAAATAAAAAACGTCATATTCTTTTAGAACTTGCTGAAAATGGTGGTTCTGAAGCTGTAGCTCGTTTGTTTTATCCTGCATATTCTTTTATGAGTTTTGAAGAATTTTACTTTGAATTTATGGATAGAAAAAATCATCCAGATGTAGATATGCCAGAAGTTAATGAATATTCGACGACTGAAACTAGGCACGAAATTATTCATAAGGTTAAGCCTCAACATCAAAACTATTTAACAACTCCAGTAGAAACTGACGAGCGATCTTTTAATTGGGTAGGTGCAAAAAGAGATGAAGAAAAAAGAGCTAAAAGCGCTGAACTTAATAAGCATTATATGGAAAGAAGAAAAGAACTAGAGTAATAAGTTCGGGGTGGGGGCTTCCCGAACATTCAAAAAAATCAGCTATTTTTCAAGATTTTTCTTTAATCTTCTGTAGCTGATTTTTTCTTTCTTAGCTAACTTCACCAGTAGTATTTTTAATTTTTTCTTTGGCACTTTCTAGGTACTCCATTAATCCATTTACCAATTCACTTACAGGCACCTGTCTTTGTAGTTCTGCTGACATAACCCTGCATTCCTGTTTCAAGATTTTCGCATCTTCAATCCTTGCTCTAATACTTTCAGTTTTCATAATTTCCATTCTCTTTTTAGCTAGTTCATTTCTAATTATATAGCTTTTGATACAAATAACTATTGACACAAGATCTCACTTGCAACTAGAATCTGGTTCAAAGTGATTTAGTGATTCAGTGATTCAGGGGAAAAAAATGAAAGTACAAATGAATATTTTACGCATTAGTGCAGGCAACATGGTCGATTCTAATAGCGGTGAAAAAATAGTTTATGCAAGCGCAATTATTCTTGATGAAAACGTAGCTGACGAAATATCTAGTGATCGTATCGACGTTGGACAGCAACATGCGAAAGTAAAAATGTCTGTTTTACAAGATAACGTTTTAGCTCGTTCTTTAGCATCATCCGGTTTAGTTCCTGGTCTTGTTGATGTTGATGTAAAAACGTCTGTAAAAGGTGGTGGAATAACGATGGAAATAATCGGCTTCTCACCTAGAAAGGCGGCTTAATAATAATGTCTGTTTGTGCTGTAGCTGATGGTAGCGGTTTTTTAAAAGTTGCGGCTGAAACGGAATGTACCGAATTTGTTTTAATGACGCAGGTTGAATTTGTAAATTTACAATCTGGTTCATTGCAACAAATGCAGGAACTTTTAAGCGTCTTATTTGCGTTTGACACTGAGGTTTTTGCAATCGTTGAAACGGCTTTAATTTTAGCTTTTTTAACTTCTCACTTTGCCGGACGCGTTGTGCGCTGGTTAGGTAAATAAAACTCTTAATAATTTGGAAAATAATATGAAAACTTCACAAAAATTAGTTTTAGTCGGTTCTACTCTTGTTGCTTCTGTTGGTGCTAATGCGGCTGACTTAACAACTCAAATCGGTACTGCTTCAACTGAAGGAACTGGCAACGTAACTGCTGTAATTGCGGCTGTAATTGCAATTGCTATCCTTGGTTTCGGTGTAAATGCTGTACTTGGTTGGTTCCGTAAGTAAAAAATGGTCATTTCCATTTTGTTTGCCTGTTGCCTCTATTACGCAATGATAGAAGGATTTACATCAGGTATCAGAGCGTCTTAATAGGGCGCTTTTTTTTTACTTGGTGACTTATGAAATATATTTTTTTATTGCTTATAACCCTTTTCAGTTTTAGTTCTTCAGCTTCTTATTTAATTGGCACTGGTGTTGATACTAGTTGTTCAATGTATCCAGATAATAAATCTCTTTTAACGAACCATAAATTTAGAACGAAAGATGAAATGTTTGCGGCTGTAACTTCAGTTATGTCTGGTTCTTCTTATTGTAGTGGCTATCAATATATTCAGCTTTCCACTTGGCAAAATGGGAAAATTGCCGTTCTTATTGGTTCAAATGGTACCCATAGAAAAACAATAACTTTTAATTATGGTGGTTCGGCAGGTTGTAACTTTGATGATTGCCAAGAGATCGCTCAAGACAAATGTGAATCTGCTAATGTCGACCTAAAAGATTTTTCATGGACTCCTGAAAATAGTGGTGATTATACTTACGAATGTGGCTCACCTCCTGAGCCCGAACCAATAGCCAACAATGAAGAATGTACCACTATGGCTCAAAACCAATGTTTCTCACATAATGGTTTAACATCTTCAAATTTTACTGATAATGGTGATTCAACTTTATCCTGTGATTTTATATGTAATGACGGTACAACTGGAGATAAAAACGGCTCACTTGCTAATGCTCCTGATGGTTTATGTAATCCTGCCGATCCAAATGATTTAGCTGATTGTGATGTTGCTGATACTGCTGACCCAAATTGTGTTTTTGGTTGTGGTGATGCTTACACACCTACAAGTACAACCGATATTCCTTATGTAGCTGATGGAACAACAACGGCTGATGGAACTGGAAACGATGGTATTACAACGACTCAAGGTGATGTGTTAATAAACGAGGTTATCAACCTTAGAAATTCAAACGCTGAACAAACCATTGTTGCTAAAAATGCTGTTGTTGATGCTGTTAATTCTACTAATTCAATTTCCAAATTAGACGAAGTTATAAGCGCTATTCAAAGTAGCTCTGGTGGTGGTTCCACTGGTGGTAGTTTTGATGATTCTGGAATGATTAATTCAATTAATAATAGTGCGGCTTCAGGAACTACTAATTCTGAAAATATTGTTGCGGCTATCGAATCTAATTCACTTGAAAATACTGGAGCAGGAACTTTGACGCGTTACGGCTCAGGTTCTTTTATCACTTCGTTTCTTGACCAAACCGAGGTAAACACAAAAATTGCAGGGGCTGAAATTACTTTAAAGGAAAATATAAATTCTTATAAAACTAGTTTAATGGCTAAATTTAATTTGACTGTTACGGGTAGTGGTTATCAGCAAACGAATCTTGTTTTATCTCAGGGGACTTATGATATTTCATGGTCGCGGTTCTCTCAGTATTTTGCTTCTATCGGTGCGATTTTGTATGCACTCGCTTCTTTAATTTCCTTATCAATAATTTTTCAAGGGCGTATGTAATGAGAATTTTATTTATTATTTTTGTGCTGCTCTTTTCTAGCAGTTCATTTGCAGGTGGTTTTACTGATTCTGTAGCAAGTTTTTTTGGCTCGATGTGGGAATATTTAACAATTGATATTCCGCTTTTTCTAAAGAATTTTTTAACGTGGTTATTGCAATATATTATATTGGCAAAAGTTACTTCAATGATTTTCTTTAGTCAGTTTGCTTACACTATAGCTTCAACTTTTATTGATAATTTATCTTTGGTTGATGTCATTCAAACTTCAATTGGTTCCCTTGATTCTGACATAGTTCAGACACTTATAGACGTTCGTTTTTTTGATGCTTTCACTTTGATTATGGAAGCGTTTGTTACTCGTTACATTCTTGATTTTATGAAATGGTGATCTAATGGCTACGAAAATATTCCATGGCGCTCCGGGTTCTTATAAATCGTCTACCGTTTGTTGGTTTGAATTACTTCCTGCTTTAGTGGCTGGTCGTTTAGTCGTAACTAACTTACAAGGTGTAAAGACGATTGAAGAAATCTCAAGAGAATTGAATATTGTTTTTCCTGCTTCAGCTCGTTTAGTTCGTATCTCTTCAAATAACGATTTAGGTCGTGAATTGATACGTAATTTTTTTCATTGGTTGCCAATTGGCGCTTTTATTTTTATTGATGAAATACAAGATATTTATCCAAATGATCGTAGTTTTAAAGCTACTGATTATGATTATAAATCAGAGGGGTTTTGGGATGATAAATTGCCTCCAGAGGTTAAAGCGCTTTACCATGAAAAACAAAAATTAATAAAATCTTTGGTCGATATTTCAGAGTTTGAAGATGATATTGGTTTAAGTATTTTTGATGACCGAGACTACATAAAATACCCACCTACATTGCGCGAGTCGTTTATGCGTCACCGTCATTATAATTGGGATATTGTTTTAGCTACTCCTGATATTAAAGAAGTTTCTGGATTTATTCGTTCGGTTTGTGAGGCGGCATTTGCTCATACTTCAAAGGATTCCGCTCCCTTTCCGTATTTTAAAAGACGTCCTAAAGTTTTGGAACATTTACCCAGTGGTAACGGTACCGTAACGAAAAAAGGCGACATTGTTACTAATAGGAAAATTCCTCTTGATGTATTCAAAATCTACAAATCAACAGCAACCGGACAAAACACAAAATCTGGAGCGGGTGGCAGTCCCATTACTTTATCTATCATACTTGGTGCGGGTGTTTTTGTTGCCTGTGTCGTTTTTATTATTTATATATTCTTCTTTCGCACTAGTCACATCGAAAATAATAAAATTGCCTCCATTCCCGTTTTTGATAAAACATCTCAAAACGGTTTTAAAGTTCCTCCTAAAGATATTCAAAAAGATATTCATTCTCCTGTTGGTCGTGTCACTCCTAAGACTTTGTTTGAGGATGTTGGTTCTTTAACTTTGCCCTATAGCGCTGATGCTATTTATCTAACGGGTATCAATAAAATTTATAGATTAGGTAAAAGGGTTACGGCTGAATATGTTTTTTCTGTCCATATTGGTACAGATGAATTTTCGGTTAATAGTTCTGATTTGGTTGTTATGGGTTATAGGATTTCTTTTAAAAGTGATTCTGTAGTTAGTTTGTCTGATGGTGTTAATTCACGTTTAGTTTTTTTTGCTCCAGTTAAATATGAGAAACCTGAACGTGACGTTTCACCCTCTTTTTTAAATGATAAGGAAAGTAATAATGAAGAAATTTCTGAGTGATAATAAAGATAATTTATTAATTTTTGTTGCCTGTGCTGTTTGTATTTGTATGGGGTTTTTTATCGGTGTTGATAATGCTCTTGATACGGCTAGAGCTTTACGTTTTGGTACTAATTAAAAATAACCTGGGGGAAAATAATTGATATTTTGGTACCGAATTAACTTTACTTGTGGTTCGCATCTGTTAAAATGGTACCAGATAATCAATTAAAGGGTTAAATTATGTTAGTTAAAATTAATAATGATACAGAAGAGTTTTTAGAAGAAATAGAAAAGTTAAAATCTCGCTTTAATGTTGGAACTTCTAGTGGTGCGGCTTTGCAGGTTATTTTAAGGTTTGCCGATTTAGAACAAAGATATGATTTATTGAAATCTAAACATGAAGATTTAAATGCAGAGGTTAATGAGTTACAAGATTCTTTGTTAGCTAAATCTGAAGCAGAAACGATAATTCATAATTTTGCTATGAGAAATCCAGTTTTTATAGATTAGTACCAAAAAAAAATCTATAGGCTGACGAACGGAGTTGGCCGTAAAATTTAGTGGTACCATTTTTGTTTCCAGGATTGAAACCGGTGAACTGTTTTTGGTACCAATTACTTTTCTTAAGCATCGCAGATATAAACTTTTTTGTTTTCAAGTTAGCAAATTAGCTTGCGATTTTTGGGGAGTATTTACAGTTAAGCGAGAAATATATCAGAGGGCTGAATGCTGTTAATTGATAACCAGTAGTTAAACAAAATGACTAATGA